CTCCCCAAGGTACGGTTAATGAAATTTCACCATAGATGGTACGAGCGGTGAACTGTATTGTTAATTGTCTTGCGGCATAGGTAGCAGTCAATGAATCCACTGACAGCACACCTTGAGTGCCGAGGATGATCTTGCGAGCGCGGGTTTCGATGTTGAATCTATCCCAGCCCTTTTCAAAGTCAGATAGCTGTAGCCAACCAATGGTCGGGTCAAGTATCCACTCGGTCAGGCCAGTGCGTAACTTGCATTGTACCTGCTGTACTACGAAGCGCCCTTCCTCTACACGGGAGACACCACCACCATCAGCGAGTACTAAGTCGCCAGTGGATTTATCAAGTGCTAAGTGAATACTCATAGCAGCTCCTTAAACTGTGAATTGCATGACAGTATACTTCTCTGTCATTCCGAATTTCTTGAACGTGCGAAGGAAACCTCGCCGTCCTCTGAACTCAACTGTGTCGAGTCCTCTTTCTCTGGCTAACGTGGCGAACTGTTCATGCAGCTCATCCCACTCATTCCAGACATTACCAGCAGCACCGACAAGTACTAGTACACCATCATCCCGTGCGAACAGAATGACGATGCCTATGAGTCGTCCCTCACCCGTGAAGGTGAAGAACATTTCGTACTCGTCCTGCACAAGACGATTGTATATCTCCCATGCAGGACACTCGGGAGTTGCCATGTCTTCTAGCCAGCCTTCTACTTCATCTAAGTTACTGTCAATCAACTCAGTTGTGGCTTTCTTCAAGGACATCTATTCTCTCCATTAACGTTATCATCATCTCCTTCAGGCTATCGTTCTCCCTCTTGAGATACTTTACTGAGTTTAGCAAGTCCCACTCGTGATCAATGCCAAGGGTATAGTAAGACTCTTCAGGGTTGTCACCAACGTTCAGGGTAACTCCGTCAGGGAATACTTCAGCATACTCTTGAGCAATGGCTCCACGAACATTCTCGGCTTCGACATGTGCTGGACAGAGAGCATTGCGCTCAGGGTCATCATGCCACATGTGACTCATCTTGGTATAGTCAACAACACGTACAGCTTCGATCTTGGCCATAGACTCTTCAAGGTCAACATCAACGATGTCTTTCTTGAGTCGAGTATCAGACGCACCCACGAACTTCGGGATTGCCCCATTACGAGTCTGGATAGCACCTTGATCAGTAGTTATACTTGAGCTGAACTGAACAACCTTGCCATACGTTATGGCATCCACAGCACTGTAAATTTGCAGGGAACCCGCAGTAGTTGTGAAGTCAGTTGCAACAGGCTGGAACTTATGAGAACCATAAGTGGTGACGCCATTTTGCGTTGTAAGTGTCCTCGCATAGGTATTGTAGTTCAGCTTGGCAAATACACCACTGGCAGTACCGCCAACCTCAACACCACTTTGAGTTACGTTGCTTGCACCGTTGCGTGCCTGTAGCTCGACTGCGGTGACTCCATCTGTTCTGGCTCCACCTATCCTAACAGAGGTCTTGGAGTTAAGAGAGACATCCCCATCACGGAGAAGGCTCAACCAGATGTATTCTTGAGCTACACCGAAGGCATTGTACTGGCTTAATTTGGCATCACCTGAAGTGGTCACAGCCAACCCAACAGCACCTGCGCTATTACCAGCAGTGAGCCTTCGCTCAGCAGACAAGGTACTGAAGGTGCGTATGTCTGCGTTCTTCGCCTGCACCTCGGCAGTAAATGTCTTGATGCCTGCGATGTCCTGATCGGTTGTCAGGTTTACGAATGCACCAGAATCTACATAGGACTTGTTGGCTACCTCATTACCAACGGTTGGGTTTGGAACGTTACCAATGGTGTTGCCGCCCATGTCTAATACTCCAGACATAGCGCCACCAGTCAGTGGCAGGTAGCCTACTGAGTCAAGTGTACCGTCCCCTTTCAGGAACTCGCTTGCGCTGCCACCAGTAACTGGGAATCCAGTCGCCTCAACTTCACCAAGGCTCAGTACGTCACCGTAGAGGTTGCCACCGTCACGACCGAGGAAACCGACCTTAGCGAAACCACTACGGTAGTCGGTCATCCATATCTGGTTGATACGAACACCACCAGAGCTAGAGCCACGGTTGAAGTCGCCCAGTGTAATCCTCAGTTTAGTGATAAACTCAGCACTGGTGCTACCAACGTACTCAACAACCACATCATCGTTCTGCGTCTTGTTGACGATCTCTACCCAAGCATTGGTTGTTCCTTCCTTGTAGACCTCAACCTTGACATCACCGAAGCGCCAGCTTGCTGACCCGAAGGATATACCAAACCTGTAGCCGAATCTGAAATCAATATCAGGGCCAAGGTCGTACTCCATTACTACTGGGTCAGTCCATGTGTTAACTTCAGTCTGATTGAAAGAGGCGTAGACTGGGTCACAGTCAAAGAACTTCCTCACATCAACCTCAGTCATTGAACCATTGTCGCCAGTGATTGTGTAGCTACCACCACGGTCTAGCAGGTATGCCATGTCATTGTGCAGGAACGGTATGAGCGTAGTGTTCTGCTCAGAGTTAGTGTTCACTGTCCAGTTCTGAAGTAAGGCTCGGTCAACTACAGAGCCGCCGTGCTTTCCTTCGAAGAACTTGCCTTGGAAGGTTTCGCCATCAACATCAGAACGCATGAAGTCTGTGCTATTGATTCCATCCAGCTTGTCTGCGTCTATGTTCAGGGCATCCACGAAGGTCTTGTTCACACCAGTTGCCCAGTTACCCCAACCGTAAGCTGTATCCCAGTTAGGTTCCTTGATTCCCACGGTAAGTGCGGTGGTATCCCAAACAGCTGAGCTAGCAGTTACCGTTGCGGCTGCTGCATCCCAAGTAGCTTCCTTGATTCCCACGGTGAATGCTGTGTTGTCCCAAGCTGCTGAACTACCAGTTACTGTTGCGGAGGTTGCATCCCAAGTAGCAGCGTTCAGGCCAGAGACCTGTCCAGAGGTAATGGTCAGTGCAGCTTCGTGCTGAGTAACGTTGGTGTCACTGATACGTGCGTTAAGGAAAGTTCCCGAAACGATATCATCAGCATCCCATGTCTTCCCGTCCACGTAGTCTTTACGGGTAAGGTGGTCATCATCTACTGGTGCACTTGATGTAGCTCTATGGTTCCCGACAGTCTCTGCACCAAAGGTCTTGGTTATGATTCTGGCGTTACCATCATTGTACAGTGTCACTGCTCCATCATAAACGGCATTGAACATGTACTTGTCGAGAGTACCGAGCGTGGCTGTGAGCTGTCGCATGAAGAAGGAGCCAGCGTTCGCGCCTTGCATGTAGCGTAGGTTATCCGAAGTGTCCCAGAAGCGTAACTCTACAGAGCCGCCCTTGAGTTCGAACTCGTCACCAGAGAAGGTAACGTCACCAGTAATCTCGTAGCCGCCTAACCTGTGGTCGCCCCAGTCGAAGGAGTCATCCCAGTTAGGGGAGTTGGCCACCGCAGCATCAACGTATGCCGTATTCGTGTAGTCAGGAGTGAAGTTCTCCCATGCGGCAGGGCCAGCAGCAACAGTTGTGCTTCCATCCCAACGCGCATACCCAGCAGGTAAGGCATTGACGAATTCAGTAGCACCAAAGTTGGCTGTGATCTGTGTGCCAGCACCTGCCTTGTCGCCTCTCTGTGAAAGCAAAGGCCACCAGTCATCAGCGGGGTCTATGTTGTAGACAGTAACCTGAGTACCATCAGTGCTACTGATCGCACCCATAGTCCCAGCGTCTAAGTCCAGCAGCACCATGATAGTGTCGCCCTCGTCAGACCACTGAAGGTTGTTAATGTCATCGGTGTTGCTGACACTGTTGTACATGGTTATGCCATCAGGCCTGAACGCATAGCTATAGCTTGTCTGGCCACCAATGAAGGTTCCAACCTTCGCTTTTGTGAAGCCTAGCCTTGTCTCCTCAGTAGAGCCAGTAACTCTCTTGTGGGTAAGCGTTGCTTCATAAGCGAATTTGCCAGAGCCTGTCTTTGCAGCTGTGGAGCTATACACCTTGGGCCAAGTGCCGAAGTCATCAGCAGCAGTCAGGTCACCGTTGGTCAGTGCCTGAGTAGTGCCTTGGTCGGGTGCCCAGACAGTTCCGTCACCGCCAGAAGGTGGGCTTTCACCAGACACCCACTTAATGAGCTGGTCAGTAACTACGTTGGTAAAGTTAGTGTCAGCATGGTCACCCAAGTTCTGGGCATCCACTGTGGCCTGCACTTCACCCTGAGTGGCACCATCATAATCTGAGATGTCTGCCTTGACCAAGATGACATCTCCAACCTTACCAGCAACACTGTTGGCGATATCTTGCCAGCTAGTGTCGTAGTCTGTGGCAGAGTCCTTGATCATGGCTTGGCTAATGACTCCACCCAGAGGGATACGCTCACGAGGACTCCGCAGGAACTGTACGTCGAGTACTTTGTTATTGCTAAGGTTAGCAGAACCACCCACATACATAACAGGCAACTCATAGTAAGTGGTTTGGTCTATCTTGCCACCCATATAAAGGTAGGCTGCACTTGCTTGGTTTCCACCCTGCTGTTCATTGAACGTCAGTATGTCACCCTGCTGGAGAAACTCTAACAGGACTGTGGCTGGCTGGTTGTTATCATCCAAGTTGGATATGTAGAGGACAGTGATTGCTGAGGCTGGAGAGTTGTTGCCAGCTACTTCACCAGTACCCGGGTCACCGCCAGAAGTGGAGCTGTTGAACGTGTACTCGTAGGAGTAGCCACCGATTGGTGATACAGGAGGAATCTGAAATGTCCCATCCTCATTCAGGAACCCTATGCCAGATGTTGTGCTGACGCCCGGGTCTACCACGGAGCCATTACCGTTGCCTATGCCTGTGTAGATATTACCAGCCACTAAGCCATCGACGTAGTCCTTACGTGTGGCTTGGTTAGCGGCGGTAGGTGCCAAGTCATTGATTACCACTTGGCTGTTAGAGTACAACACAGAGGCAAGAAGACCAAAGGCGTTCCAAGACTGCGAGCCTGATGAGAGATTGATAGCCGATATGCCACCTAACGTGGTGTTATTGAATGTCTGTGTACCAGCATCAGTAAGGCTGGCGTAGAAGCCATTGTAGTCACCATCGACAGCAACTACAGCACCTTGCCGCCCGAAGACAGAGGTGACCGTGCCGCCTCCACCACCTGAGTAGTTGGCATCGCCATAGGCCTTGGTTACCACATCAGTAGGCCCAGTTGGGTTAGCCACACCAGATATACCGTTACCGTTCATCGCCAGAGCGCCTACGATGCCCACAGCGCCAGTTATAGTGGTCGCCCCTGTGATGCTATGGGTTGAACCATTCATCGTCAGGTTGCCTTCCCAGACGGTCTCAGGCACTGTCACCGCATAAGAGGTGGCAAGCGTAAGAGAACCAGCAGCAGGCCCAGCAATGTCAACGTCACCGTTCTCTCTCAGGGAGATATACTGGGACAGGTCACTGTTGCGGAACTCTGCGTCTGTGGCTGAGTAGTTGGGGATAGCTCGTGGTATGGTATTGAAACCAACCATGCACAGGCCATCTTTGTTCGAGAACTTTCTGCGAAGCCAAGGGGCAGGGTTGTTAGCGAACTGTCCAGCCGTGTCCTCGTCTTTCCATAGCCAGTGGTCGTAACCAAACTGGCTGAACAGCATCAGGCAAGTATCACCTTCCTTGATTGGCATAGTGATTGAGTAGCCACCACCAGATGCTGTGTGTACGGGTACATCATAAAGGTTGCCCCGCTCCACCATTCCCTCTGAATCATTCTTAGTCCAGAAGATACGTTCTCCAGATACCGAAACAGTAGCTGTCTGTGTTGCAGGGAAGTACTCTATGACGCGCCCGGGCATTACTATATTGTAATCATCCCATTTCATGTGGGCCTCCTTATTCGCAACACTCCACCTTTGTGATGGTGTCAGTCGCTCCTGTTAATCCGTTAGTGGTCTTGTTGACCGTAGGGTCGAACCTGTCCCGTCCCCACTCACGAGCAGCGTCCAGTATCTGGTCAGTGCGAGGCAATGATTCGCCGGGAGTGTAGGGGAAGGTAGCATCAGCACTTGTGATACCACGAACTATGCAACCGATGCCAGACTGAATCAAGCTCTGTGCATATTGGTTGTCGGTCATATTTACTGTTTCGTACACTGCACCGTAGAGAGACTTGCGTAGCTCCCCGACAGCCGTGTCGATTAAATCTTCAGCCAGCTCAGTTGCTACTCGGACTCCCTGTTGCTGGAGACACTCACTCACTTGTGCGAAGCCTCCCTTGCGCCACTTGAGAAAGTCTATGGCATCAGCCAGTTGATCTTCCGCAGTTGGGAGTTCCAAATCAACGAGTGGGTTGTACAGATCAATGTCGCTGGTGTGAGACTCGTAAGACCATAAGCTGGTCGAAGGGTCTTGCCCAGTAGCAAGGAAGGTCTGTCGAGTTTGCTGTCCAGCACTGTTAGTACCAGTGATAACGAAATCCTGACCCAAGGTTATTTGGGACTCACTGATTCTGTTGCAAGGACATACGTTGATTCCTGCATCACGCAACAGAGCCTCACGAGACTCCTTCTCTGCATCATACAGTTCTGTGAATGTAAGAACCTTGGGAGCTGTACCGTTCACTTGGTTGGAGATAACAAGCTCTTCGCCTGTAATGGTGAACTCCATTGCATCCGTCATGCCAGCCATCTGTTTAGTTGTGAACTTGGTGAACACAACTGGGCCGTAGATTCCAAGGTTGGTTAATACCTCGCAAGGTTCTGCGAAGTTGATCAGTCGCTCCAGCTCTTCAAAGATAGTCTTCGAGTTGTTGCTTGAGTACTGTATGAGGTTGTCAGCCACCTCTGCTGTGTCTGGGCCAGTCTTCTTGCCGAACAACACATTAGTGATCATACCAGTGATGGTGATGACCCTGTTCTTCCGAATGGAGTTGTTGCTTACAAGAAAGCCAGACTGCACAGGGAACTTTGTAATCTCAGCAGAAGCTTGGTGCGCCTCTGCAATAACTGTGTGGAACTTGATTGTCTCCTGAACATCACCAAAGGGATAGGAGATTTGTGCGGGGGTTACTCTAGCCATTGTGTTACCTAAACCATTGTGAGGTTGACATTGCCAGACCATTGGTGGGTGCAGTTGCAGAGGCTATGGTATGCCACTCAGAAGTATAGTTACTTCCCTTGTGCTGCACTACTAAGGTCTGATACCGATTGTATCCAGCGATAGAACGACGAGCGAAGTCAGGGGACAACTGCAAGGTCTGTTCGTCTGTAGAGGTTCCAGCTGTGATCAGCTCAGAGATATCCAGTACCGCGCCCGGGCGTATGTTGCCGTCGAGGTTGGAAGTTATCTGTAGCTGTGCTGGCGCGAGCTTGGGGTTAGCACGCATGTTCTCAGTTTGAAGTACTAGCTTCTCCAGATCATCCAAGTTCGTTAGAGGAACCTGTGCGAGGTCTGGGGTGTACACAAACAGAAAACTGTCATTGCCTGTGAAGCTTTTGAATCCATGCTCCATCTTCAGGTCTTCTAAACAATCCCAAACAGAGCCGTGCATCGAAGCAGTAGGCCTTGGTGGTTTGTAGTTTTGCTGATCGTTGGGGAAGCACTGATAAGCTATCTCCCCACCGAACTTTGCACTACGCATAAGACTTGTAATAAGTTTCTCTAGCGTAGGCTCAGAAATTTTGTCTACGTTGACTTGGGTCTCAAGAACTTCCTTACCCTTGTTGTAGCAGTACAGGGTAGTGATGACATTTGGTATTCTCTTCTCGCTAATAGTGTTCGAGATAAAGAAAGTGTCTATCACTTTAAACTCTTGGCTCCCGTGTAGGCGAGTGGTTAGTGTTGCGTAGTGATCATTGTTGCCGCCGATCAGGTTCGCAATAGTATCTTCGTTCAAGTTATAGATAGTAATGGAAGCCCGACTAAACCCGTCAAGCTCCCGTACATCGAAATCAACACGAAGGTTCGAGGCATCTAAGACGCCCCGCCCATTCTTATCTTCAATAGTGAGGATGACCTCTTGTCCAAATTTCTTATTCATAAGACCTCCGAGGTCATTTCAGTTATTAATCGTTGGGTTTAAAGTTCCCGTTGACTGTGTCCATGTCGCCTTGGTTAGACTCTGTGCTCACATTGTAGCTGCCATCTCGCTCGATGTTTACGTTAGTAGTCAGCTCAACCTTGGCCTTATCCTTGGCCTCAGCTGCCCTACTAGGTATTCCACCGATAGCATTAGGTGGCATGATGTTGCCCATAGAGTCTCTTGCCACCTCCTCATTAGCAATGATATTGTCAAGGGTAGCTGAACGAATACCATCAAGCAGGCCAGCATCTCCCGCCTTACCACCAAGCACCAAACCAGCAGCACCAGCAGCAGTAGCCAACTTCATCAGAGCACCTGAAGTAGATTTGTAGCTATTCAGGATTTCATTGGTGGCAGCAGCAAGACCTTTGTTGTAGCTGGTCTCATCGCCTGTCAGTTTTGTGACAGTGGCTTCCTGTAGTATCTGCTGACCACGCTGAGCATCCTCTACACCAAGGTTGGTTTGACGAAACTTCTCAGTTTCAACAGTCATCGACTGCGTCAAGGAACCACCACGACCATCGTATGCGGATAGCTCTTCGAAGCCAAAGACCTTCATGTACTGAGCACGCAACTCAGGGCTGAGGTCTCTGCTATCCTTGTCAGCAAAATCCAACAGCTGTGAAGGACTCATGGATTGCATCTGCTCGTATTGAACAGAATCAAACCTACCTCTCAGTCCTTCACTCTTACCGAACTCAGCTTTGATTCTGGTGAACTCAGCAGCAGCTGTGCCTTCGTTGTTGAACTTAGCCTGCATACCGCCAGCAGCCATCAACAACCTGTTAGCATCTTTCTCGTCTACACCGCCCTGTCTCATAGCCCATTGCGAGCCACGAGTTTCATCAGCGCCTTGTCCAATCTCAGCAGCGAGTCGGATAGTATCCATGCCAGAGGCAGTACCTTCGCGTATGAGCTTGAAGGCATCATCCACAGCACCAGCCCAAGACTTAGCAGACTCCTTGGCTTGGCTCAAAGACTCAGAGAACTCACGAACAGAATCGCTGGCTTCACCTTCAGCCTGTATACGATCTTGTGCGTGCTGCAATGCGTCTGCGTGCGCCTGATTCAACTCTTCTGTGCTAACACTAGAGTCTGATGCAGGCTGTTCAGTAATGCCCTTGGCAGATAGCTTAGCAGCATCGTCCTGCCTGATGCGGTACATCTCTGTCATCACATCGCCAGCTTGCTCCTCAGTAGTACGTGAACCGACATGGCGTGCAGCAGCATCCCACTGTTGTCCTTGTGTCCGAGGCCCAGTACCAGCCTTCCAAGCTGTCATCGCAGCTTCCTGTGGCGTATCAGGTTGAGGATTATATCTAGCGGCTTGGCCAGCAGCAGCAGCTTGCTTCGCAGCTAATCCTCCCTTAGCCTTATTAAATTCCCTCAATTGTAATACTCCTTCCACGGACTCAGGCACACCACCCAGTAGGTTGCGTACTTCTTCGTGCCGTTCAATTAGTTCTTGTTGATATTCCTCGTCAGCATACATGATGTCCTGCGTAGTCTCGCCCGTTGCGGAATCCACAGCGAACAGGGTTGTCTGGGTCTCTCCAGTGACAAGCATCTGCAATTGCATCTGTGCAGTGTACCTGTCCATGGCCCCGGGAATTCTTCCGGTCTTGAGAACCTTCAACTCTAACAGTCCAGCAGAACTTCCATCTGGATGGTAAAGCCTAGCATCAGGTGAAGCACCCATGCCCGGGTACAAAGGGTTCTCTTCGAAGAAAGCATCCTCCGCTTTGATACCCCTGTTCTTTTTCAGGAACTTTTGCTTTGCAGCTTCCTCACCAGCATTACCACGAGCACTGAAGGTGTTACCCTCAAACACTTTGTTGCCACTGCTTCGGTAGCCAAGATTCCCAGTAGGGTCTAGCTTGTCCTCCAGCAAGTTGCGAGCAGCTGTCTCCACACCGTACTTAGTCATCATCTGTGCAGCGACAGATGCTGTCAGCTTTCCCTTGCGCAGGTTAAGCCATTCCTGACTTCCCTGCTCGGGTGGTTTGTTCTGCCTGACATTCCAGAGATACTCTTCACGAGCTGACATAGAGTCGGAGTAAGCATCTACTCTCCTGC